TCCATGAGTACGGCTAGTTCTTCGCCTTCCAAGCCGTCAGTCGTCCGTTGCCTAATAGCGACGATCCGGCGGAATTGCGTGTCAGGGCCTAGCCCATCGAGTAAAGCCTTGAACTTGTCCCAATGTAACTTGCCCTGTTCTTTGATTAGGTCAATCCCATACTGTTCCATAAACGATGCATAGATCGCCGGTGCGTCCTGTTGGAAGGAAAAGTACCTAATTTGAGCTTGATCGCCTTGTGAGCTTGCTGCGTCGCCGCCGTACGGGCTAGCACTGACGTACTCACCTAGTAGCTTAACCACGTTCATTAGAAATTCTGGATCGTCAGGGACTTCCTCATCAAAAAAGATATGAAACGCCGCGACAATCTTCTCACCCTCGTCAAAGTCAGCATCATCGAGGAGCTGGTAAAACCGCAAGACGTTGTCATAAGACAGGTCGATAGGATACTCACGGCCTTGATAAGCAATCGATTGTGTTAGTTCTTCGGTAAGTGAAAGCATTTAATCACTTCTTTTTACGGTTGTCGTGGCGCCGGTTATATCGGTTGAGCTTTTGATCTTCCTTGCGTTGATTAGCATTATTAACTTCTTCGTTGATACGTGAGAATACATTGGCTAGCGATACCGTAGACTTGCCTAACCGGTTGTACAATTCCTCACCCAAGCCCGGTTCATCAAACAGCTCATCAAATGCTCCTTCCATCAGATCACGGGCAGTTCCCAGGACGTTTTCTAGGCGTCCTTTTGCTTCTTGACGCGGTAACTTGGCCAGCTCGTTATCAGTTAGCTTATCAGCCTCTTTGAGCATCTTATTAGCATCAACCGAAAGGCTGGACATTTTGCTGGTGATATCGTCAGTTAATACGACCGAAGCCTTCTTAAAACCAAAATCAACTTCCAGTTGTGTTGCTTTGTAATCATCTAAGTTAAGAACTAATGCCATGTTACTTTCCTCCAAAACTTAACCGCCCCAACTGGTACTGTGTATTTCGCAGGCGATTTAATACGTATTATTAATGATTTTCACCAGTGGGTACAGATGATGCTGGCGCCGTCACAACAGTTGTGGCGTTGCCAGTCGATGCGGTTGCATTAAGCGTAATACCGTCAATCTTTGGTGAAATCGTATCGTTTTCATCAGCTACCGTTACCGGAATCGGCGTTTTAAGCTTATACAGTTTGCCTTGAATATTAACCGTGAAGGTTAATGTTGCCCCGGCATTCGAGTTACCACCATTGGGTACCAAAGCAGAAATTGCAGCAACCCCAATCATCTGATTACCATCAGGGTCAACAATCAAGAACCGGGTCTCTAGATCCGTCCCTAGCTTATTTTGCAAGCCAATTACATATTCTTGGGCTGGATCGTTAGCCATCTTGACCCCAGTAAAAGCAAATGAAAAACGTTTACCAACAACGTCTGTCGAGCCAAAGCCCTCATCGTCAAGATACGTGTTGTTGATCGTTGTTTCATTACCAGAAAAGGTTGTCCCAGTAAAGCCTGCCCCCAAGCGGGCAAATTTAGCATTTGTCAGATCACTTAGATTAGTACCACCAGTCGTATCAATAAAGTATTTGTATCGACTGGCAAGCACAATCCCATTAGTTTTTACTGTCATTCTTTAATCTTCCTTTCTATCCAAAAGTTTCAACCTGGATCGTAAAATCTAAGACGTAGTTAAGCGAGCCTTTAAGGTCAACCCCTGTCATCGTTGGAAATGACGATACTTGTGCTTGGTCATAGATAAACGATCCATCCGCACTCTCAACGTGGAAATCATCGCTACCGACTAAGTTAGCGATCTTCCACAGTGCATCGTTAATTTGGCCTTCGTCAGTGCCACGCATAACCACTTCATACAGGAAATCGACAACCTTGTTACCGACTAAATCCTGTGAAATGACTTGTGAGTTCGGTAAGACCAGCAATCCAATTTCCGGATCCTCTTTACCAGTTACTGCTGTTGCGTAAACCGGTGCAGGTAAATCAAGCAAGTTGATCCGGTCAACTAGTTGATCAGTTAAATCCATTTGTGCCTCCCATCAGGCTCCTCTTAGCCACGTCAGCCCATTGCTTGCTGTATAACGCCTTTGCCCGCAAATCCCACCGTTTAGACGCTCTCGGGTGTTCTGAACGGGTATAATTGCGAACTGGAGCGCCATTAGTAACCCCGTAAAACTGTGCCTTAGCGTAAGGCGTCGTGTAAGTGATCTGTGAGCCGTTAGCGTTGATGTGCACCGATTGGCTCAACGTACCGGCTTTATACGGTACAAACTGATCCATGTCGGCCATCATCTGGTTAGCCATCACGTAACGCGCCTTATTAACGTTAGTGGTCGAAAACCACCGGTTCAGATTGAGATTGATATCAACCTTTGCCATTAGATCACCTCCAGTTCGTACGAGTAAACCTTGTCCGAGTAAGGTTCACGGTTGTCAACAAAGGTTGTAATTGCATAATCACGGCCTTCGAACGTTAAATGCCATCCCACACAGTCAGGCGTGAGCTTAGGCAATGGATCCGATACTCCAGCAAACAAATAAACGATCGCGTTAGCTGTAACCGTACGATCGTTATTTGATCCAGAGTAGATTGTCTGTGGTTGCACCATTACATGGTTAATCTCTTGTGACTGTGTTAGCGGTTTACGATACTTATCCAGCTTGCCAGTTGGAATGAGCATCGTGATTGTTTGATTGCATAGCCGTTTAGGGATGCGGGGTAGCATCACAACACCCCCCGATAAAGCAAACCATGCTTACCGAGTAGCTGGTAACATTCACGGCAAAGGCCGTGTTTAGTGGTGGCCACAACGCTACTATTCGGGTTTAACTCCAACCGGCCAATCTTGACTGATTTAAAGTCCTCGTTTTCTTGTTCGTAGCTTTTGGTGCTACCGATAAAAGCAAAGTAGTTGACCTGTTCAGCGACAGCTCGTTTGAAGTCACGAACCCGCCGTTGATTACGATCGTCAGCCAAGCTATTTAGCTGGTAGTAGTCATGAGTTGCGTCATCGATGGCGTACTCCGCTTGTTGCTCAAGAGCACTAAACTGTTCTTGGGTAACCGTAGCACTAAACGATGAGTACTCATTAAACGTTAGGTAAGCCATCGACTAGCCCTCCTTAGTGAGATTCAGAACCGGATGCTGGCTTGATTTGCACGATCTTAGCATCGTTCATAATGGCAACACCGTAAATCTTGTCGGCGTTCATCTTAGTCAGCTTGTGGTCGATATCTCGTTGGGTTTCGAAGTTAACATCCCGCTTGAGGTAAGTCTTCATTGCACCCGGAAGAACTGCCAGAGAGTAACCAGTAGCCAGCTTCCGAGTACGGACGATTTGCCAACCGAACAACTCACCAAAAGTACCGTTAACCAGCACGTTGTCGCCTAAGTCCGTTGCACGCGTCCAGTTGATAGATGCAAGCTTCCGCAGGGCGTTAGCATCCTTCGGGTTCAGGAACAGAACGCCAGTTTGAGTGTCATCACTTTCATAGTTGAAGTCAGACGTGTTATCGATCAGTTGTGCGCTGATTTGGTCAATCAGATCAAGATCGATCGCGTGGTTTACAGTCAGCTTAGCCGTCTTAGCAACGGCCAGGATGTCATTGTCGACCTTAGAGCCGATGGACATCCCAATCTGCCGAACAGCTTCACCTGCTGGATCACCGTAACCGGACAGTACAGCTTCGTCGGTGAGCTTAACCCCGATACCAGCCTTCTTGAGCGTGACCTTTTGGGTCGTAGTCGTCAGTTGGTTGTAGGCGATTGCTCCACCTTCGGCCACGTCTTCGGCGTCACCGATGTACTTGTAGCGTGGTACCGTGACCGTGTCACCTGGATTACCTTGTAGAGTAGTATCGATTGGTGCGATCGATGAGAAACGGATCGCTTGCGGAAGTTGGGCCTGTAACATCTGGGCCATGACTTCCGGATCAATCATCTGTGCTAATTGAGTTAAGACATCATTTGGCATTTTTTATCTCTCCTTTATTCATTTGTCATTGCTTCGTAAGCTTCGGGGTTAGCGTCCTTAAACGCCTTGATCTCTTGATACGATGCGTGCGCCATATCAATCTTTTGATCAGGCGTCGGCGGTACACCTCCACCTGTAATCCGGACCTTAGATTCTGGTTGCGGATCCTTTGGCTGCGGTTGTGGATCTTCTTTGAACATGTAGCCGTCAGATTCACGCAAGGCTTTTAGTTGGTCATCAAGCCCGGTCAATTGGCCATCCTTGACTTCCACGCTGTCAAGGTCAAGTAGGGATGACACTGCCTTTGCATTCCGTGCACCAGCACTAGTCAACGCCTTATCAACCAGGAATGACTTCTGCTGGGCGGTCAAATCGGCTTCGTACTTTTCCTTCGCCTCTTTGTTGGCCTTTTGCAGTTGGTCAATCTCAGCCGTGAGTTCGTCACTGTCCTTAACCTTGCCCTTCAAGTCCTTGAGCTGGTTGTCACGATCGTTTAGTTGCGATTGCAGGCCGTCTTTTTCGCCAGTTAGAGAGTTGACCTGCTCCTTCAAACCGTTAACGTCCTTGCCGTTTTCGGCCATGATGGCGTTGATTTGTTCGTCCGTTAGCTTCATGTCCTTTAAAAATTCACGCTTCATGCTTTATCTCTCCTAACGTTGTTTTACGTGGTTACGTACCACGCAGATTGATTGCATAACAAAAGAGCCTTTTTACGACGTGCTCGGGTCGAGTTGTTTAAACCTTTTTAACTATCTTTTCTCGTGTGTAATCTCTTACTAGTAGTGGTGTATCTCTACCAGCATTAGTCTCACTAATAAATTGCCGCAGTTTCGCCTGGCGTGCTCTGACTAGAGTTTTAGTCTGACTAATCATCTTGTCATCGCCCAGCTGTTCAGCCACCGCTAGACGCTTCTTAGCATCCCTGATCGCTCGTTCACGTGCTCGTTGCTGTTGAACTACCTTACCGTTAGCAATCGCCTCGTCTGGATCGTATTGTGGCTGATTATTAATGCTTACGCCTGGTTCGTACGGGTACAGTACGTGCCGGCAATTGATACCTTGCGTGCCTGACAGCTCACCATATCCGTGATTGTAAATCGTGTCGTATTCCGGATTAAACGCCGGGTCACTAGCTGGCACTAGATTAACCACGTGCCCCTGAATCGGTGCACACGCTGGTCGGCTGCTAGGGTGTGACGACATCAAAGCTAAGTGCATATCAAAGTCACTCATGCGTTGCAACCTAACCTCGTTAAAGGTACGGTTAACAGTCGTGTTAACAACCATACGTGTATAGCCCTCAAGCGACCAGTTGCGTCCGGCCTTGTCAGTTAGATTGGTCGGTAAGCCTTTATCAACTATGCGATACATTGCCGACTCAACCGCGTCTGCGTGTGTCATCAAGCCGGTCACTGTTGCGGTGGTTGATTCTGTTAGCACTTGACGATATGCTTTTGTCACCGCCGATTGACCGTAGTTACGGCTTACCAGCGACTCATTAACGTTATTTTGTAAATCTGTCCACGTTTGCTGTGCAATACCGCTGACCAGCAAGTTAACCTCGCTTGATACGCCGGGATGCTTGTCGGTTAATCGCTCAAGCTGGCTATCAATCTCATCTGTAATCGCCATCCCGTGAAACTTGATCATATCCTCAATCGCTTGTTTGCTGATCCCGTCCTTTTTAGATAGTAGATTGATTACCTGGCGATTGAGTTGGTTAATCTTGCTTAGCTGTTGAGCTTGCCACATAAGCACGTCGGCTTGATCCACATGCTTGTAATCGCCCTTTTGCAAAGCATCGACAATCAACTCAAAGATCTGTTCTTCAAGTGCTTGATAATAATCACTGATCTTGCTAGCTGCTTGTTCAAACCGCTCACGTGCTCCCATGATTATTCAGCTCCTACATCATTATCACCATCTGGATTACCCGTCTCTTCAAACGAGTTACTGTCTTGCTCTGGTTGCTCCTCGTTGAGTTCGACTAACCATTGCTCGGCTTGCTCTTCATCAAGGCTGAAATTGCGCATCAGGAACCGCTTCTTAGGCATGACGCCCATTGTGACAGCTTGGCTATCCTGCGTAAATTGTGTTGTCTTGTCAGTAAATACTCCGTCGGCGAAGTCGATGTTAATCTCAACGTCTTCGGGATCACCTGACCATCTAGCCTTACCATCATCAAACAGCTCGCCACACTCCATCAGCTCCAGGATGGCAATAATCAAACCTTTAATCTGCTTGTCTACTTGGGTCAAATAGCTAGACCGTGTTTGATAGGTCATTGAGTTGTTAGTGACAACTTCTGTTGCTGTCTGAACGCCTGATGGTGTGCTAGTAAACGTACCTTGTGACAAGCCGATCGCATTCTCAAACTCTTCCAAAAAGAAATTCATAGTCGCTTGGTACTGTTCGTTACGGATTGGAGTTGTAAGATCAGTGATCTTCATCTCTTCCTCCCCGTACATTTGTACGAACACGTTTTCTTCTGGGTCAAAGACCGGCGGACGTTGTTCATCAATCTCGTCATTGCCGAAGGTCGTGCCCGGCTTGAGCATTTCAGCCGGTACAGCAACGCGTCGTTGACCCATTTTGACTTCCCAGTAGTAAGAATCGTGTGTTTGATTGATTGCATCAATAATCTTCTTGCTGTTGTCAACGAGGCCTAAGCCTAACGGACTATCTAATCGCTTGTTGTTAGCGCCAGGCGTTTTAAAGTAAGCAAACAATGGCTTAGTTAAACCGGTCAGTGTTACCTGCGG